TCCTTTTCCTCTTCAGTTAAACTCATCTTTTTCACCTGCTTTCTGCTCACTGTAATAGTATAAGTCAGCTCTAATAGTCTGCAACTCATTAACAATACTTAACTGGATAACCAAAATGATTAAACCAGTGAAAAACCCACATAACAATAAAAAATTACTCATAAATTATCAATCCATTCCAAAATAACTTATATCTTTTAATTTAAACCATTCAAGCTTCTTTTCTTTAACTTTCTTTTCCAATTCAACAATAGAAATTGACTTTAATTTCTTTGGCTTTTTATTCTCATAATAACGATAGACATATTGAGGTTTCCCTTGCCTTGTCTTATCCATAGTAACTCTAAAGTAACCGGTAGAATTAGTCTTTAAACTATGCTGAATATTAGACTCTAAAGAATGTTCCTTATCATAGAAAGGATTATTTGATCCAGTACGGTTATCCATTCTACGATGAAACTTATCGTGAACATTCTTTGGCACGCATTGCAAATTTTGAATACGGTTATCAATTTTGCAATTATTCAAATGATGAATTACACAATTATTTGGAATCGGTTTGCCATACCAATCTTCCCAAACCAAACGATGTAAAAACTTTTTGTTATTATCTTCTTTTGTACTGGTGATTTGATAATAACCCTCTCTACCTATTTTTGCGTTGCCAAATTTAGTTTTAATCATCGTTCAACTCCGAAAAATATTGATGACATTTAACTAACCTATTCTGATTAACTGTAATTAGCTGCCAACTCGGAACCTCTTTTTGAAGATACATCTGATCTGCATAACCACCATATCTTAAAAATGAACCGCTATGAGCATAATATACTCTTTTGTAACCCTCAGGGAATCTTTTTAATTGGTTCCAGAATAACAATCTATGAGTATGTCCTTGCATATACAAATCTGCCCATATGTCTTGCACTTCTTTTTCCATTTTACCCATTGCTAAATGCTTTCTTTGAGATGTGCCTTTCCCGTGCCTTGTAAATATGCTAAAGTCGAAGTCGTTTATGCTGAAAGTGTCAATGTTCTGGTTAAAGTATGGTATCTCTAACTCTCTGCAAATGTCCTTTACTATATTGAAACCAAATTCCTTATTGACCCTGTACTCGTGGTTTCCCATCGCATAACCCACTATATCCTCCCTAAATGGTTTTATTTGGTTTATAAGGTATTCTTTCTGTTCCTCGACGCTGCACTCTTGCGCATATGCGCTGTCGCCTACGTTCTTGCTTCCGACTTCCAATAAGTCTCCCATCAGGTAGATCCTGCGGCGTGGCAAATCCTTTATGGTCTTGAGCATTGACTTGAAAAAATGCTTGTCGAAGCTCGGGTTGCCAATATGGAAGTCTCCCACTGCGATTATGTTAATTACTTCCTTGCTTTTTAAAGCGTATTCGTCCTGTAACATTGTTATCTTCTCTTGTATAGTTTCATTCTTCGTAATTCGTTCTCTATTGCTTTCTGTTCCTTGTCAAAGTCTTGTTTTGGTTTGCCTTTCAAGTATCCTGTTCCCAATCTCTCATATGGTTTTGGCGTGTATTTTTCACGTTTCCAACGTGCCTTATAGTCTCGACGGTGTTCCTTGTAACACTTCCTGCTGCAAAACTTCTGTTGGTGCTGAGTTACTATATATAAACGCATACAATAAGGGCATTGTCGGACAAGTGAGCATTTATTCACGTGGAAGGTTACAGTATTATCATACTTTGACTTCAACTCCTTTATTTCCTTGAACGTTAATCTCATTATTCTTTATCCCCTATCCAATCGTACACGTCCTCATCATCTCCACCATCAAGACCAAGCTCAAAATCAAAACGTCCAAAAACAAATTCATTCAATACAAGGAACACTACCACTACAACGCACCAGTAAGTAGATCCTGTCAAACCAAAATAATGACTTGCAACATTACTTGCAACAAATATTGCATACTGACAGAATATGAAAATACTGAACGCAATAAACATAATGGCAGGAGAGGACATTATAAGGCCTCACCTGCACCATTCAAGAGTATATCCAATTGTCGTTTCTTGCTGCCAATGACTACCCCTAAATACTTGTAACGTTCCTCTTCATCTTTACAATGCAATTTAACGTAAGCGTCCTTCTCTGCCACTGTCGGCTTTGCCTTGCCAATAGCAGCTGCAAAATCAGTGCCTAACAATAGTTCCGCCTTTTTACATTCATATTCAAGTTTAGCTTCAACATAAGTATCTTCTAAATCCTCTATTTCCTCATTCAATTCCAATAATTTATCTTTCATTGTAATTCCTCATTGGTTTTAATCCTAATTGCTTCCGAATATCGTTTAACTTGCTTTTATCCCATTTACATTCAATAAGACGTTTTTTTGCTTTCCTTGCAATTTCCAAATTGCCATACTGCCCGTAATATATTGAGTCTTTGCGTATGATATAATTACCATCTTTTTTGAGGGTAACATAAGGTTCGTGAAACTTGCTACGGTGCGTAAAGGGCACTGCTCGGCTTCGTTTCAATGAAAAACCGTTTTTCCTTTCAACGTTACGCATAATGTGCCTATATTGTCTGGGGGTTAATGTATACTTGTCTTGCAGGTTATAAGCGGACATTCCTTTATCCACGTCTGCAAGGAAGTTATCCATATTAATGTCAGGTTCTATCATTGTCATTTATTCCCCTCCATTGTACCTGTAAAGCTTGCGATTAGTATTTTCCTTTTTAACCTCTAAGTCTCTGAAATAGTGTTTGCGTAATAAGCTGCTGACTCTTACAGGTGTTAAACCTCTGCCAAATTTACCTAATCTTAAATCCTTATTGGATTGGATAAATTCAGATAATTGCCTTGCAGTAAACCATTTTCCTTTATTGAGTATTAGGTAACATTTGAGCACGCCTTTTGTACGTTCCTCGTAAGGCATTTCATATCCTCTCCGTTTGTATTACATAATGGCTTGCCCTGAAATCCTTCTCGTACTTTGAAGGTGTTGTCCTGTCCTGATCCTGATAATTGTTGCTGGTACGATTGTATTCACGTTCATTATTAGAATCTAATTTTTCCACTACCAATTGGCAAACTCTGCAACCGTCCTCCAATACCACCGGATACCTGTTCATATTCACTATCTCAAGGGTTATGTTGCCATTGAAATTAGGGTCTATGAATCCTGCAGTAACGTGTACCAATAAACCAATTCTCGCAAGACTTGATACACCTTCAACACGCCCGATATAACCGTTCGGGATATGTATCTTTTCAAGAGTAGATATTAATACCAATTCACTTGGAGGTATTACTATCCTGCTGAAATTCTGTTTTAATTCTATCTCATCGACAACTGGAGGTACAATGACGCCTTTATTCAACCTGAAATGCAAGTCAATGCTTGCAGGTTGAAGATATAAACTATTGAAAGGTTGTATGAAATCAGAATATTCCTTCTGCAATTCTAATAAACCTTTATCGCTTAATACGCTCATTCCTCTCCCTCTTTCTTAAAGTATATATTGAAATTGTTACTCATTGTGGTAGTATGAATGTCCCTTATAGGACCAAACTCCTCTTCAAACGCCTTTAAGAGTTCCATTGGCAAGTAATCCACAGTCCAAATAATAATAAAACGGTCCTGATTGAAGTTAAACCACGCTAAACTCCTATCATAACCGTACTTCTCAAGTATTGCTTCAAGCTTTAAACCTAATTCATTCTGAAGCAATTGTAGCTGCTTTCTTATCTCAAAATATTTATCCATCATTTCACCTCTTTTCCTAATGCCCTTAATATCTCATCTGCTAAGGATTCACCTATCCCATCAACCGCAAGTAATTTAGTTTTATCAAGATTAAACAATTGATAAGCGGTTTTAAGATTATGCAAAGTACAAATTGCCTCCGCCCTCTTCTGACTAATGCGAGGAATACCTACAAGGAAATTATAACACGGGTTACGTGATAACTTCTCTACAGGCCTTACAACCCTTGATCCTGTAGCATTGGATTTTTCAATAACATACCGTAACAAGTGGAAACCGTCCTTTAAATTAGGGACCATCATAACGTTAGTATATAGCATAAGACTTGCAATTGCACTGTAAAAGCTGGTCTTATGGAATTGAATCTTAGTATAACGCTTATACATAGAACAGGCGGTATCCACGTCCCCTGTTATGAAAACGTAATGATAAGGGAAATGGTTTGCCTGATCTATTGCTTCTTTTTTCATACGCCCATCTACGACAGAGGAAATGAAATCGGTTGCGGTTTTCCATTCGATAACGGTATTGCCGCAGACGTAGTCTCCGTAGCGTAATTGTTTTATTTCATAATCCCAGCCCCAACTCATACAACGGGCTTTAGCGTAAGGTATACGCTTATGTTCCCTTGAATCAATGTATAACTTGTAATCTTCAGTCAATCTTTACCACCTTAAATCTTACGATATTTTGGAACCCGTCAGCGTCAAAAGGAAGGCCTAATGCTTCTATAAATTTTAACTTGTAATTTATAGGGCGTAATGCTTCGTTAATGTGTTCCAGATTGATTTTAGCGTAACAATTATCATCATCAAGGTAATTGTTAAACTCTTCCTCTGACAGTTCCTCGTTCTCAATTATAACAGTGTTATCTCCTTTAAACCCATTGACTCGGCAGCCGGTGATTTCATTGATTATTTTAAGGAGTTTATGCCATTCCTTGTTTTTTTCAGATTCAGGCATATATTCCTTTTCCAACTTATCAAAGAACCTTATCAAGTCAGGAGTAGCCATATCGTCCTCTATTGCACGTTCTCTTGCAAATGCAATGAAAGAACCGAGTTTGCCATCATCTATGACTTTTTCAAGATAAGAGGCCAATATGTTCTGACGGATAACCATAAGAATATCCTCTGCTTCCATCAGTAATCGACCCCGTTTAATGTAGGGATTATTGCTTTTAACTGTTCAGCGTAAGCATTACGTTTCTCTTGCAATTCCTGTCCTTTTTTGTAATCTATATGTTCATTAGCTAAGATCCTATCTATCTGCTCTATAACGCAGCGGAGGTTCCTCGCCACTTCATTATTTGGATTCATCTTTACTACGCTCCATTGCTAATAATCTAAAGGTGGTACCGCATTTCTCACATTCTTCAGTACCTTCATTGTCTATCTCATATAATACACCGTTACACATAGGGCAGTATCTCATCTTTTGCCTCCTTTAAAGGTAAGGTTATAAGGATAATATGCTCCTAACACCTCATTCAAGTATTCATCGTCTATCTTACCGTCTTTACAAGCGTTCTTTAATATTTGCATAAATTCTTTATTGTTTAATGTTGCCATTCTTTTTAGCCCCCTCTGTTATCCAATACTCTTGTTTGGGCTGTTCAACTAATCCTTTCTTAATCAGGGTAAAAATATTCCCTTTCTCGCCGCAGGAAGCGCAGAAATAATGCGAAGGGAGAATACAGAAGCTTGGTGAGCTATCATTATGGAACGGGCAGCAGCACCATATAGTATCCCCGTAACGCCTGACTTTCTGCAATGAAAAAATATTCTGGAATATATCCCTAAGATCCAGACTTAACAGGTCATCTTCGGTTTTCAAATGGTTAGCGTATTGTAACCGTTTGGTTTCAATCTCTTCCAGTGCCTCCTTGTATTTTTTGAAGGCAAGTCTTATTATTTGAGTATGATAGTGCATTGCGTTCTCGTAATATTCCAATTCTTTGTTAATATCGTGAAAAGTGCCTTGCACTATATAGACCGTCTTAGAAGTTTTTGGGTGCTTTGACCCTATGACTCGTATATTTCCATCAAGGCCTGCGTTAAAATTAACTTCGTCCAATGAATCCAATTTAAATGAGCGTAAGTTCAATAATTCTTTAATGTAACACTTAAAGAATAATGACGGTTCCTCTATACTTTCACCATTGAAAAGTTTAAAATTAGTCGGAGGTATGGAAATATACAAATGATAACCCTTATTCGTTGAATCCACTATCACTGAGTCTATGCCTTTACGTTCAAGGAATTTTGAGATAGTTAAACAATCATTCCACGCAACACTTTTATTATCTTCACTATCAAAATCAAGTATGACATTCCATACAACACCATTCTTAGCATATTTGGTAATGTAAAGATCAGTGTTTTTAGGTTGCTGCTTGACTAACCTTTCAAGCTGATTAAGGTTCTTAATCCTGATCCTGCGAGCGTTACGTTTCCCATCACGGTACACTGTTGTAAGGTAGTGTTCCCTATCCTCAAATATTCTTAAAATTTTCATAATAAAATTTCCTCAGTTCCGGCTTGTCTCTTAGGTTATGTTCTAAATTTTCATCAAAGCTGGATTTGCCAGTCCAATCATAACTCTTGATAATTATCTTTTTCAATTCTTTACATTTCGTATTAAAATCAATCGGCACCACCTTTAATAGAAATAATCTAAAAAATGTTCATAGGATTTAATGATGTTCCTATCGGAAATTTGTATCCTATCATCTAACTTAATAATGTTAAGGAATGGATTATCCTTCTCATTAACTATCCTGCAAGCAAGTTCTTTCGATTCAACGAAAAACCTGTTGCCTTCCTCATCTGAAACTTCAAACATATTATTTCACCTCTCTTGCAAAATAAATCAAATTCATATCTCGCAGATCATAAAGAATCTGCTCAACGTCCATCTTACGAAACCTTTGAAATACAGTCAATGATTCAACGGGAGAGTTCTTTTTAATGAAAGTATAAATATACTTATACTCCCTATCCAACATCTTAACTGTTACAGGATTAACTCCCTCCGTTTCAACATAAACCGTTGAGGTTTCCCATATTACACGTTCGTTCACATCTATAATTTCCATTTATAACCAACCCAAATCATATATAGGATCTGACTTCAATAAGGTTTCAAAAAACAATTCAGAACCCTTTTGCACTTTCTTATTTTCAACGATAAACTCTTCCAGTTCCTCTGAAATGCCTTTATAGTTCTTTAGCAGCAATTCTTTTCCACGTTGGAGGTTATCATTGCTGAATTTAGGTTCTATACGGTTCACTTCTGAACCGTCGTAGAGGTAACCGTTTATGCCATACACGTTTTGCTTTCCGTCTTGCCCTATCTTGATAAGGTAATTGTTATCATATAATTTCCTTATCTTTTGGCCTATGTCTGTCTTGTTGGCCCTGTACCAGCGGGTAGCTCCAAATTCGGATTTGAGGTAACGTTCAGTGAAGAAATACTGATTTTCCTCGTCGTTCTCTGAAAGCCAGTCTACGTCCTTTGACTCGGCTAAGGTTCCCACGTTAAACTTCACTGACTCTTCAAAGTCTGTTGTAGACTTTGTCTTGCCTATAGGGTACACTGAAAAGTTTTTGAATATACCATTTACAAGTTTAACCTCATTCGGCAATAGGTTATTATTGGAGTCGAATATTGTCAAGGCGGTACGTACGTCCTGCTTTGACGCAAGTATAAGTGGATATTCCTCTCCGTTATACTCGGTATGGTATACCACTTTGGCCTTATTCAGTGTGCAGCTGAGTTTAAGTATGCTGTTAAACTCGTCCACTTTCCTGTTGAAGTCATCAATGTTCCCTATATATTCTACAATATCATACAGGTAAACATTGAATATATCAACGTCTGACTTCTCGCAGGATAAGTAATGCACTAATCCCTTTACGCTCTCGCAATCCATATTAACCTGTTCAATCTCAGAGGCATAACTGCCTTGATTTGACATAATGGCCTTGAAAGTCATAAGCTCATCAGGATCTACATAAGGAGGAGTTATGATAATTGAACGGGATTTTTCCTGTTCATTTATAATATCTTCGTGCGCTGTGGTGTAACAGAGACAAGGGTAACCTTTAACCCACTGTTCCTCTGCCACGTTCTCGTTTGCATTATCCACTACACCACGTTCAACGTAACCGTCAGTGGTTAATTGCTTTAAGAGATCACGCATAAGGATAGTTTGTTCATTATCCTTATCCCCTCCTAAGTCTCCCAGATAAAAGACGTGGCCTGTAAGGTCCATATGATTGTATTTACGGAAGAAATACGCTACAGACTTGACCCCGTAATGAACACGTTCCTGCGGGATAAAGCGTAATGCAGTTTCTATGATGTGAGACTTACCAGAGGCCTGAGAACCCACCGCTATAACGTTTGTCCCCTTGTAACCTAAATAGGTTTGAAGGAAACCAAAGAACGCACGTAACACCTCTATTGACAATCCTACGCCTAAACCTTCAGTGATTTTAGTTACAAACTCCAATGGAGTGAAATGTAACTCAACGCAACGTCTCTTGAAATTATTATAAAGTGGAGGGTATTCACGTCCCATACGTATAAGAGTCTTGATCTCCTCAATCTCTATCATCTCGTCCCTTGCAATCTCTGTGGCTTCCTTGTAATTGCCGCAAAGGTTACTGCGCAAGTTTTCCAGTTCAGACAATATCTTCTGGATATATTCATCTTTAAAATCTTCAGCAGACATTCCGAGACTTGAATCATCATCACGCATAAGGTTTATGACATCTTCTCTACGGATCTTCTTTTCAAGGTATTGTATTACCTTCTTACCAGAGTTCTGTTTACTGAAACTTGTTACTTGCTTATCACTTGAAAATAATATATCTTCACGTTTGCCTCTTATGGTTATAATGTCATATTTTTTAGCTGATGTTGGCCTTATATCCATACTTAAATGTTCAGTAACTTGTATAGCCATAATAAACACATCATATCTAAAAAAAATAGCAGTAAACCGGTTTAAAGGTTTACTGCTACAGGGTGGGGCTTTTGTGCCCTTTCATTCTTACCGTATTTGATATAACATTCGTAACCGTCTAAAGCTTCCAGCAATTCCTCTTCAGTGAATTTTAAACCACCGGTCCAATCAGATGGGATAATGCCGCTGCTGACGAAGCAAGGCCTTACGAAATCTGCTAATCCACCGTTTGCACCTGCTACGAGGACGCCTTCCTCGCCTTCCTCTTTACTGTGGTTACAGTAAAGATAAAATGTTACTTCCTGAGGATCAGATATAATTTCTATCTTTTCAACCTCGTTTCCGAGATTATCCTCTTCAAGTATTGCGTGGCCTTCGTCGTCGAGTACACGGGCTCTGCACTTAGGCATATCATCTAATATACTGCATTTGAGAATGAAAAGAGTATATAATCCATATTTCCCTTCTTTCTCTTTGGTATAAACTTTTTCAACGCCGCAGTGGACGCCTTCTTGTTTATGCCAGCTCTTTACGCTACTCAAAAAGGTTTCTTGAGTTACTTTATCGTCATCGAAAGATGACTGCTCTTGTAATAATTCCACCATTTTTTTACACCTCTTGTAAAATTTTTTTCACTATCGCTAATGCGACGGATAAGTTATAGGCGGAATCGAACCGCCCCTATTGGCCTTTGCAACACCAGTTGATAACTTACATATAAAAATTTACATATTGCTTTAGTTAATTCAGTTTTTAGCAAAAAATAACAAGCATTTTGTTATAGGGAGTAGTAAGTTAAAAACCTATAACAAATAAGGCAATAAGGGAATCGAACCCTTACAATAAAACACCTGTTGCCTTACACATATGGAGTTAATGAATAGTTTTTATCACCTAAGTGAAGGGAAGGAAAAATTTTAAAAAAACTCCCCGAATGGAGAATTGCGGGAATCGAACCCGCCCTGACCCTCTGGATCAGGTTACCTAACATCTCCGAGAGGTTGATATTATGAAGTTAGTCTTTTTCACTACAATTTCTGTCGGGTAGTGATAGCAGCAACCCCTTTTATAAGATAGACTGATGAAAAAGCTAAAAATTTAAAGGGGGTATGTGATTTAATATGAGTAATATAAACGGAGGAGTCTATCATATATTTAAAGTTGCTGCTATCACTATCCAACAATGTTGGAGATAAGGTTCGGAATAAATATTAATATGATGATTCATTTCTGCATTATTTTAATAATTTCATATTCATACTCTTACAAACCTTACCTGTGAGTATTCATAGAAAACAATCAAAATCTCTATCAGTTTTCATATTCTAATTGAAAATATAAGGATTATTGGTGTTCGCCACCAATCCTTACTTTTAGCAAAGACTAAGCTTTGCCTCATTCAGACATTACAATCAAATTGAAAGTTTATTTTCTGATTATCTAATTATTAATTATTAATGCCTGAAAGTCTGCACCGAAGGGTTGCACTTCGGAGTTATTGGAAAAAATGATAAAAAGCCATAACTTGCTAATCCATTGCAGACAACCCTATTTATCTCCCACTTAACACCTTTAACAACGAATTATGCAAAAAGGGTTTTTCAGCATAATTCAAAGAGGCAGGCAAGGAATCGAACCTCGCTTTACACCAGCTGCTGCCTCAGTGATTAAATATGGCAAAATATATGATCCTATGTTAAAATTAAGAAGCATAGTAAAAAAATTGTATATATTAAGAATGTTGCAAGGATTATCTGTATATCCCTAACTCTTATTTGCACTTTAGGTTGAGGATATAATGATCTCCTGTTTGCCTGTTGGTTTTTCTTAAATACTTCTCTCATTATTTTCCACCCCCGTAATCTTTCAGGTGGGTTTCTTTGAGTTTCAGTATTTGTATAAAAGCGTTGTACTCTTCTGTGGAAAATTCCACTTTTACAAAATTAGAATTTTTATTTAAGACTTTCATAAATTTTCACCTCATCTTGCGTACGAAGTTTCAGGTATGCCGGTACCTTTTAACTCTTCGTTGATAATACTTTATGTCAAGTTGTATATAAAGTTTTGCATTATAAGTTACAATATGTCAATATATATCGTTGTATATAATACAATTTTCTATTTAACATTTATAGAAATGATTAAAAGCAACAAAGTATAAAAATAGTATTGGTGAAAAACCACAAATATATAGTGTGAAAAACCACAAATATACGGTGTGATTATATGAGTAAAGATGTATCATTACTAAATGTCAGGATCAGCAATGACTTGAAAAAAGAGTTGAAATTAATAGCTGTGTATGAGGATACAACGGTCAGTGATGTTGTTATTGGTTTCCTCGAATATGGTATTAAAGTATATAATGATGAGAAAAAACTTATAAAAGATAAATAATATATTATTATAAGTGCAATCAATTATATTATTTCACCTCTCTTGCGGAATACTATTTTTGTATTGCATATAGGCAGGTGCAATGCCGGTTGCACTTGCCCTTTTTTTATTCTGTTTTTATTGATATTTAAAATAAGTATTAGAGAGCATTTGAAAAATAATAATATAACAATTGTTATATAATGTGATAAAAAAAGAGAGTGAAGAATCAGATGTCTAATTCTTCACTTTTGATGTCAATAACTGAAATCAAATCGAATAACTTGTTGATTTTTTCCTCGTTCTTTTCAAATTCTCGAAGCTGTTGATTAACTACGCTTGAAGTGTGGTTTATAAGTACATTACTCATTGCATTTATGTACTTTTCCTTTAAAAGTGTCGGGTCCTTTTTCATATAGGTTTCCCTGACTTTCCCCCGTGATCTTCCTTGAAGGAAATCCACCTCTGCCTCTGACAATGAGTTATCACCAGTGGTTAATGCTGTAGCGTTAAACTTACGGAGCATATGAGGTCTGAAACGGTTGTAAGGTCCCACCTTGCCTAATCCTAAGACATCGTTTATTTGAGCGTACAATTCATTGATGTAATGGCCGCCCACTTTGAAGAGTGGAGAGTCATAGTTCAAGTTGTCTTTACGGTTAAGTAAGTATCTGACTATCTCAATAGTTGCCTCAGGTGTGCAGAAGGTATAGTAATATTCATTTACCTTTTGCCTTTTGAGTTTAAAGGTAGGTATGATTAGTTCCTTACATTTGTACATTTCTATAAGCTGTTCCCTTATGGTTTTTGTCTTGTCAAGGAACCCGCTTGAAGATAGAAAGCTTTCAAGATCCAATGACAACACTTCGGCACGTCCCATTCCTGAGGATAGTTGCAATAGTATGAAGGCCCTTACCATTTGAGGCGCAAAGTCCAATGCTTCCCTGATGATTGTCTTGTTAGGCAAGTCATCATAGGTTATTGGTATTTGCTTTTTAAGGTTCTTATCGCTGAGGTATGGGAGCTGAGGTATCTCTATCTCAAAATGACGATATACAGCTTTTATCTGATTCATCTTGTTTATGATGGAGTTTTTGCTGTTGCCCTCTTCGATTAGATGGGTTCTGAAACCTACGAGTCTGGTCTTGAGTGTACGTTTCTTGAGTCTTACGCCTGCTTCCTCTTCATCGTCAGCTTCGGTCAATAACTGTTCTACGGTCAGTCCGCCATTGTATTCACAATATTGTTTCCAAGCGGTAGTGTATTGCTTGATTGTCTTTTGGGACAAGTTCCTTTCTATATAAAAAGTTTCTAAATCCATAATTGTTACCTCCATTGGTGTAAAATAGTGGGAGAGATAACATTATATTTCAGTACAATGTAATATAAGAGATGTTAAAATATAATGTCCTTTGTACACTATTTTTCACTATATACTATGATTTATCATAATATATATTTAAAGGTTATTATTACGAATTTAGTTAAAAGTATTACTATGTGTTTGATAAAAAAGTACAGTTAAACTATAAAGGTTTAACTGCATAGAAATAAATAGCTCTACCGTTAGTCGCCTTGATAATCTGATTGGCGTTACAGGTCTTGTAACTCCTTGAAGGATCAAACACCTTAAACTTGTAATCGGTAGTGTAATTGTATATGCTGATCCAGTGCCCATAGTTATGCTGATATTCAAGGCAGCGTAAATTAGGGTCCCCTGTCTCTATATGTGCAATGACGGAATAACCATCATCTATTGCCTTTTTAACAGCGTTGAAAGTACGGTTTATCTTAACTACCTTCATTCCAAGTTTTTCAGCACCCCTTATTAAGTTAGCAGGGGAAGTCCCACTTTTTGTAGTATTACAGGCCTCTCTGCACCTTTTTTCAGTTGCGTAACATAGAACCTGAGTGCTTGCATTAGATAAGGAGGTGCTGCCGCACGTATAGGAGTTAGGTTGGTCCAGTCCTCTAAAGCCAGTGTCAGCGTCGTAAAGGTATGTTACGTAATTTGGGTATCTGCCTTTACTCATATAGAATTTGACTTGATTATCCAATAGTCCGCAGTATTGCCTCTTTTTCATAGTGTGTGTCTTTCCTGACATATCTTTCATCTTGACTTCTTTAGGTTGTCCTTTCCCAGCTTTAACGCTTGCTTTAACTGTTTTCATTAATTTTTGCATTTCTTCTTTACTGAATCTGATTGTCATTGTCTTTTATCTCCTTTTAGTAATGCCATTCGTGTGTAAAACCCAAATTATAGCCAGTTACTGTATTGCCTAAGTTTGTTACACCATAACTTCCATTGCTAAATAACCAGAACAAGAAAGTTGTATTTCTCATTATTAAAGAGAAACAATTTGACTTGGGATAATACTTCGGTGGGATAACAAAATCTCCATAGTTACTAAAACTTTGCCCGCTGGTGATAGTTACACCAGTCCGATGTGCCTCAATTTGACAACATCTTTGACTCTCATCGACTCTTAAGGTATAAGTAGCATTTTCAACAATCTTCTTGAAACCAGTTACATAAACACTTATTGTTTCATTTTCCACTTGTATGTCTTGATTTCCCCAGTTGCTCATTGTGAGAGTCCAAGTAGCGATACCATTCGCATTGGTAGTTGCAGTTCCCTTACTTGTATTATTCTGATATAACTCTAACGTCTTATTGCTTATTGGGTTTCCTAATACATTCTTGCAAGTGCAAGTGATAGTGATAGTTGAATCAATTGTTGGATTATAATCACTTGCTCTCACTTCATATTTGTAATAAGCACTTCCCAGTATATCGCTTAAAGGTACAGTAAATTTCACCATCTACAACACCTCCACATATAACTCTTCATTAGTTTCATCGAAAACAAAGGTTACACTATTCACCTTGCCATTTAATGCAGTATCCACTTCCGATTTTGTGTAAAACCATTGTTGGCAAAGTGTCTTGACATCGGCATATAAGTTTGCTAAAGTGCTCATATTAACTGCCTCCATAGGTTATCAATTGCTGCACTACATTATCCAAAACATCAATTGCAGTGGCGGTCCCTACAGCATTGCTGCTGTTAGTGATAACTAATTTTGAATTAAAGGTTACATCAGTGGTTATTGTACCGTCGTTTAAGATGTTACCGTGTGTATGGCTTGAAGGAGGGTAAGATGAAGGTTTGGAAGTGATGTCGCTCCAATCAACGCTTAAACCGCTTCCAGAGACTTCTCCAAATTTTTCCCAGCTGTATGTTGATCCTTGTTTAACTGTTACGTATTCAGCAAAGTTATTCTGGCCGCTTCCTGTTATTGCTACAAGGTAAATTTTTCCCATTGTGGAAGCGCTGGCGGTTGGCAATGTTTGCACTACGGTAACGAAGTTAATGTCTACAAGTTCACCTAATTTTGTGTTTATTGCAGTGTTGATAGATTCTTGAGTCTGAGAAGTATTACCTATGTTAGTGTAAGTATTACTATCGGTGATAGTTGATGACGCCTGAGTATGAGCTGTTGGTGTCCTGCTATCGCTTAACCTGCTATCGTTTCCTTGACAAAATGAGTTAGCACTTGTCCCGAAGCTTCCTGTTGTAATTTTCCCGCTTGTAGTGGTTATGAGTGGGAGGTTTGCAGTGGAACCTATCTGACCGCTTGTATTGATGTCTCCTATTTTCTGTTTTGAAGTAACCGCTCCGCTTGTAGTGGTGGTAACAAAATAATTACTATTGCTTCCGACTTTTCCGTCAGAGGTAATGTTACCGTGAGCGTGTGTACTATTTGCTTTACTACCCAAAGCAGTATCGACTTCACTTTTTGTATAAAACCATTGTTCACATAAAGTTTTGAGATGTGTGTATAAATCGCTTAAACTTGCCATTATAAATCTCCTCTTCCTGTTATTGCAATTATTAAATTATCAAGTTCTCTTAAAAAAATGCTTGTCTCGTCCTGCGCTGACATATCCGCCTCATAATCTGCTTTTGTCATATAATTATTATTCCCTATCTTATTATCAATTGCAACATTAATTGCGTGTTGAGTTGCGTTTTCATCTGTTCCTAAGTTTGTTAATGCTGAAGTTTCAGTAATAATAGACGAATTATGATTTGAGGGGTGTATATAATAGTTTGCGTTGTTTTCGATAGTGCCTAATTTTGTTTTCTCAGTTAGAGTGTAATCGTTGCTTGATAATCCTTTCCCTGCTTCAGTGTTCACTTTCAGATCAAGCTTGTTATCAATCTCTTCTTTTGTATAAGTGTCAATTGTTGAGCCGCCTCTATCCATTCCTTTACCGCTGGCGTCATCACCTATTTGGAGTATAAGCTCATCACCATCTCTCCAAAAATCGATTTGAGGTTCTAACCTATTGACTACACTATCGCTTTCACTGCCTAACTTGTTAGCATATTCAAACTTGATAGTTACATTCGATAATTTTACAGTTGCGTTTGATTTATTACCATTGAAGTTGATACCTACCTTAAATCCTTGCTCGGATATTGCAGTATTTACAACGTTGCTGCTAAAGTTGAATAATGAGCAATCTACCTCTATATGTCCTTGCACTGTTAGTATGTTTTCGACTAACATATAATTAGTCATATCCATACAGGTTAAACTAATGTTTGATAATATGGGATAATTAATGCTGACATTGCTAATATCATAATCAAACTCAACAATTATCTTAGTAATATCCTTTTGTGATAATTTAGTTAAAACCTTGCCAATGAATATTAAACTATCCTGTTCAGCAAGGTTTAACTTAACAATGTTATTTCCCTGTTTAAACCAATTATTACCAATAAAAGTATCAGGTACATACACATAAGGATTGTCCTCAATATTGGCCTTATCAATAGATAAAGTCAAACGATTATCCATTGTAACGTCAATGTCCCTTCTTTGCGATTGATCCACGTTTAACATGTTAGTTCACCCATACATAATTATCATCGAACCGATTATCATAGGTTACCGGCTCGTTCAAGTCCAATACTTCCCTTACAAGTTTTTTCCTCTGTTCTGCAAGGTTGTTTTTAACCTTCAACGGTGCGTCCACGTCCCCTAAGCCAAACTCAGTTGTAACCATAGGCCTATTATTCACATCAATGTTAATCTTCCTTGAAGCGACTTGATATTCATTAGACAGAAGAGGGTTAATCGTTTTTGTTTCAACCCAATCATTAATGCTAATCGGCGGCAATCCCACGCTTGTAACAGTGAAAGTGGTTAATGGTTTAAAGTATTTCATCAAATTATCGTATGCTCTCTGAGTGGCTTCCTTGCTACCTGTTTCAGTGCTCAAGTTTTCCACTTTCATCTGTTCGCCGAAACGCAATATCTCACCTAACTTTGACTTTTTAGCATAAGAATAAGTCATTGTAGGGTCATTTTCCTTCTTTTTAGACTTGAAAATGGTTACCGCACTGTTCATAAGTTGGCTTGTAGGGGAATACTTTACATTGCTGATACCTATAATGTTCCCAGTATAACCTTCATTGAAAGTATATTTAATGTCTTTATTATCCGCCAATCCATCAGAGAAATTAATATAATCTCCATTCCTAAACTTACTGTACTTTATGTTGAAATCATAATTGCTTTTCTCAAGGATAGTCTTAATCCCATCAAGCAATGTCTTTCCTGAAACCCCTAAAGACTCCATCTTTGCGACTTCACCATTGAAAACGCCTAAATCATAAAGTAACATCTTATACGAAGATTTGTCATTGTTATTGTACGCTTTGCTCTCGTCCTCTTCAGTGTCTATATCATCGATCACATCATCAAAATCCCTAAGGAATGTAACCTTTTTCAGATAATACTTTTTATCAGATGTTTCAGCATAATCTCCTTCAGCTGTTTTTATCTTTGATAATACGTTTATTTCATGTATATATTTCTTACTGTTTTGCCATATTATCCCAAAGTCATTATCGAATTTCCGACTATTCGACGGGGCTTCGCTGCTCCAATCTACGTAAATTGTTTTGATTGATCCGTTACGCTTTCCCACTGCATAATCTATTTTAAGGTATGCCTCAAACGGATTGTCCTTATCAAACCCATGAGTTATAGTGTAACTGTTAGTTATTTCTCTTTCACCAGTCTGGTTTGCTCCTCCTAAGTTAAGGCCGCTTCCTTGAAATTGTTGGTTTTTGATGAGAGTAACAAGTTGAGTGGTAGTGCCTGCCTCTATCCATGTTACACCATGATTTTTAAGATAATTCGCAGGGTTCTTTATCCCCGTGAAATTTTTAACTTTCCTGCTGAAGTTGTCATCATGAGCTATACCTAATTTCTTGATGTTGGCAATGTTGGAGGCCCTGCCTTCAGGTCTGCTTACGAAGATGAACATTAAACTTGCCTTTTTCAATTGGTCGTTTTTAAACCAATCACCGAAACCAGTGTAACCTGTAAGGTCTGCTATGGTCCCTGCACATGCTCCTCCGAATACGCAAACCCATACGTCATTTTTCTTTGTGCAACCGTAACTTTTCGGTTTTGTGTGCATGTTGCTTCCTACAGCACCTGCGACCGCTTTATGCCCAATCGAAGTGAACGCTTTGGCTAATGCTTGTATACGTGCTTTATCCTTGCTTTTATTTTGGATATTATCACTGACGATATAAAATGTTTTCTTTGTAGCCATATTTTATCTTCTCCTAAAATGGTTTGTTTGGGAAATCTGTTATTTTGATTGGAGCGCCATAAGTTTTGACGTAACTCCCGTATCCGTTACGTGTTGTAGGGTCTAAATACTTACCGTTCACTTTACAGAACACATGCCCTCCTCTTGAGTTATGGGAGTGGCAGTATTTCAAGTCGGATATTCCCTTAGCGTTCAGAAGGTTTAGCAAGACTTCCGCTTGACAGCAGCAATTGCCCCTTTTTGTGCTCCAAGTTTTCTCTGCGCTCTGGTAGAAATCACGTTTGTACACATATTTAATATTTGAATAACAATATTGCCAGATAGGTTTTATCGCTGCATTGCCGGTTGCAGAGGTTATCTTGTTTGCCCTTGCAATCCATGTAGAGCTTGCCTGCGTACTGCCTTGCACTGTTACGGTTCGGCTTTCTTCGACTTTTTCCTCCCATTTTTCAACACCTAATCCATAGTGGAAGTAAAGATTAGGGTAAGTGTTCAATAGTACAGTGTCATTATTCACTGAATCGTCATAAATCACCATAGATTGTTGCTTTAAAGTATCTGCTCCATTACGGACCGCAATATTGGTTTTATTTACAGTTGCAGACATATTGCTTTTTGTCAGTTTAGTATAACCGTTAGTACGGTATGTTGCAAGGTTCCTTGAAACCCTATCCACCAATGAATCCCCTATTTTAAGGTTTGAGTTAAGGTAAATCTCACTGTTATTCAATAAAAACCTGATTGGATCACTATAATTATTATAATTCTTCTTCAAGTCAAGATAAGAATTGTAATCTATATTCTCGTCTGTAGCATAATCGTTTATAGTTACCTCTGACAAGCAGTATCTCCTATCGAGATCTATGAGTCTATCAGCACATTCTAAAGTTAATACCGTAAGCTCCTCATTAACTTCAGCGGTCGATATGTAACCGCCAAAAACTTGCTGCGTACCTCCTTCCGTATCCTTTATGTAAAGGTTTATCTCGTCCCTATAATCAAATATCAAACCGCTGCGGTTAGCGTTAGGGTCTGTAGGTTCCAAGAGCTCGTCCAGTCCATGATAATACATAAACTCGCAAGTCATAGTGTTTATACGAAACTCCTGAGTATGTTCCACTGTTGCCTTTATGAGTGTCAAATTATCATTTGCGTTGTTATGCCTTTTAGCTTCCCATATTTCAAACTTCTTAACCGCTAAACCTATAAACAATGTGTTTGAAGAGAGAACATACTCTATAATGTTCTCTCCCTGTTTCAATGAGCAGTATTGGTAATTCCTGCTGAAATTTACATCAGTCCCTACCATTGCCATATTGCTTTTTAATGTTTCACCATTCACCTTGATTGTTGCATTTGCAGCTATAGTCCTATCCAATGTTGAAGTAGGGGTCTGCTTATGGCTATTTGCAAACAATAGTTCCAAACGGTAGTTAGGGCTTGCTTCCTTCGCATTATACTTAAACTTCACTGTCATTTGCTTATCATTCATACTACGGTAACATATCATACCATTCCAAGTTACCTCTTCACCGTTCACCTTTTCAGATATTGTGTTGTTTATGGGAGTGTAATGTTTTTCAGAGGTCTTGTCGAAACGGAGGATCTGGCAGGTGAAATCGTCATGATCGTAGCGTATACGGTTTGTCTTGTTTGCATTGAAATTCCGTTTTACGTGTCTGCTGAATGACATATCTAATTCTCCCAGTCAATATCTATTGTTTGTCTGTTTGCGTTCAAGTATTCAAGGAACACCTGCTCTGGTTTGTCCCACTGTGCACATTTTTTCATGTAAGGTATTAAAACAGTTTCTTTACTTGCGTAAATGCTTCTTAAGCTAAAAGGTTCCTGATATGGTCTTGCAATACATAACCCCCCACTGTCCTTGTCATTGTAAAGGTTTGCGAAGTAAGTGTCTGCGAAATGCACTTCCACCTGTTCAGCGTAGACTCTTGATGTATCCACGTCATAGTTTATCACTGCGTCTCCTTCGTAGTACATGAAGTCTTTCAGTATTACATCGGTGCTGTTCTCTCCTTCAAAGAATATAAGGAAGTCTATGTATTTGACTTCAGCAGGGCAGCCGGTGAATGTTGCACGTATGCTGTCCGGTGCGGTTGTATCCACTGTTACATTTACGGATTGTTCCCATATCCCATATTGAACATTATTGTTTATTGGGATCGCTCCTCTTTCATCAAAACCTCTTGCTTTTATTGTTATGGCCTCAAAAGGACAATCGATGTAACCAATTAACAATGTGAAAGTGTCATTTATCCTTTCAACGTAATGGGAGTAGGAAGGGAAGTTTAAAGCTAATTTTGTATCATCTTTATACAATTGTAAAGCGTTGTCATTATCAATATTCAATATTCCCATTGCTGAATCAGTAGCAACGTCTCCAATATTGTTATTGGTTTCAGCTTCGTATATCTCAAAATTGTCTAATCTTATGTTTTCCCCTATATGCAATTCCTGTTTAAATTGCTGGACGGATAGTTGAGGATTAAATGTGCTGTAATTTCCGTTTTCATCAGTTGCAGTTTTTATCTCATTCGGGTTGTAATCTATGATATAACCCATTCCACGCTGGTTTTCTACAGTCTCACAATACACACGGTCTACAAGATCCATTATGCGTAAATCGTCTTGACTATGGTTTACGATTATAAAAGGACGCCCTCTATAAAATTTCCAAATTGTTTGTCCGAACGCTATCTCTGCGTAGTCATCGTTATACTTATTCAATACGAGTTGAGGATAGTTTTTAAGTTTTAATGTATTTACATTAAACCAGTCTCCGCTTGTTTCATCGTATCTGGCTATCCTGATGAACCCACTACGCCTATGAAACTCCGCACGGACGAGTTCATTACCAACAAATACAGGAGAATACGCATTATCTAAATTGAAGAGGGACACGCCCGTTTCACTGGTAATCTCGACGCCGCCCTTGTACTGATTATATGCGTTTGTCAGGAAAGTGGAATTGGCGTCCAACGGGTCCTTAACAAAGTATATGGTCCCTTCATCAGTATGGCGTGTAAATACTGTTTTTGAATTAGGCACTGGCATAGGCGAACATAATGTCTTTGCATAATCCTTCACGCTATCAGAGGCGCTTATGTCCTCATATATTCTCATCTGCATTTGCCCTGTAAGGTTATTCAATCTCTCATAACGAGTATTGTTATAACGCATTTCCAATTGTATAGCATACTCATTAGCGTTCTGCAATGGGACATCATTAAGTATTACCTTACCGCTGCCAATGGAACCTTCAGGTAACATTCCATAATCTATAAAGTCAAGCTGATTGTCTTTAATTTCCAAGTGAATATTAGATCCGAACACGGTACCATCATAATCATTTACCGCTGGAGTAATGTCAGTTGTTACATACGGTTCTAATGTGAAAGTGGATAAAGTCATTGATGACCCGCTTTCATCTTGATATAATCCTATAGTATTCCAGCTCAATAAGTCTGTTGAATATACTTGAGTGTCATTGACAAATACTGTTACGGTTGTACCATATTTTTGTATTAAGACAACATTTGACCCTTGATTTAATATAGGTGAGTCAAATAGCAATGTATCCCTCTCTATATCATCATTCCATAATGTTATGTAATTAGCATTTATGAATAATCCATCTTTGGTTTCAATGTTAGGGTCTGCGCCATATATGATTGTTGAGTCTGTTCCACTTATGGTCTCATTGAATTGTAATTTATAGTAATTACTATTAGTAAACTCTAATGAAATAATGGAATGTAGATCATCATCAGTTGTAGCAGTGGTGATAGTTTCATCACTGAAAGTTGGAGTGCCATTTCCCAAATTAATATAATTCTCTTCAGTTGTAATAAGATTATTTGGTATAGGGTCGTTTTGAGTTTCATTGTTTATATTTGCATTTGCCTTATAGAATACTCCTTGATACACTGCACTTTCTTTTGAAACTATTTCTAATCTCCAATATCCTAATCCTAAATTAAAATTAAAATTAGAAGGAGTAACATTATCAATTAAGTAAGAGTAAAAATAAAATTCTTCAAGAGTATCCATATTTATTAATTTCATTAAACAATAATCATTAACTTTTTGGTGCATACTTGCGGATTGGTTACTTACAAGCACATCAATATTTTGATATGTTTCTCCCTGATAACCAAAACCAGTCTGAGATAAATTACTGCTAAGTTTCCCAGTTGTTGCTAACTGTACTATTTTATCCACTAAAAATGGTTCTGTTGGTTTGATATAAGGAGTATTGTCTTGCCAAAATTGGAAATGATTCCCACCACTTTCTCTTGATGGGTTTATTATATCATATTCAAGGATAGTTCTTTTATAGAAATTATCAGTCTGTTCATATTTTGGAAGAGTAATATATTGTTTAGCACTGCCCAAATCAAGAGTTGTAAGTTGATATGGCAATTCATATTCCAATGTTAAAGTAACGTGTGCCATCGCACCTACAATATTATTACTTATTTCAAAAGTATACTCATTTATGCCCCTTTGGACCTCAATCCAATCATCTATAGATTTTCGATTGTCTGTAGGTTCAGTATATCTAAATGTCCTGCAAAATGGATAAGTGTTCTCTAATGCTCCTTCATATATAAGAGTAAGGTTATATGTTCCATTTTCCAATGAATTAACATAATACCAACCTTCCCCTACAGTATAATTAGTATGATCCTGACTATTGGTATTCACTACAGGCCAGACAATAACCCAATCGCTCTCATTGACTACAAACCAATCACTATCATTTATTTTATAGAATAAATAATGGTATCCATACTCGTTCACTTCCCATTTAAACTCAACATTGTCTCTCGGCTCAACCTCTGCAAAAGAAACAATATCTGCATTGATACAACCTTTGTATCTTGTACAATCATAGTATATTGTTGTTATTTTCACATTCTCATCGTGGCTTAAAAATGGCACTTCTATTTTACCATCGTTATCTGTCTTGAGGATCATATCTATATACACTTCTGGATCTTCAACCCCGCTCTGCTCGACAACAATTGCCACCGGCTCATTAGGGATAGGGCGGTCATAAATATCCTTTAAATAAATAGTATAATAGGTGCCATTCATACTCTGCTCTTCAATATTAATAGTAAGGTTCTCTGAAGTGATGTAAGTGTTTAATCTTTCAAACTTTTCGATGTTAATTTCCCGTGTTACCACCTGAGGTTTATATTCATCATTCCCTTTAAAATGCACGTCCACAAACCACGCATTACCACTAAGATACATTGGAACACTTGCAACACCATACTCATTTGTAGTAGTTTGCCTTTCAAATGTGTAATCATTATTATAAAATGCAACAATAAGTGGAATATTAGCCAAAGGCACATCATCTTCAGATGTTACAATGACATTATAATCCTTTGCCTTTTCACCTTGCAGTAATGTAACATCGTCTGCTTGTATTTTTATATCCTGTTTACTGGACATTGATATTCACCTCTGTTTCAAAGCTCACTGGTTGATACACTACACTTTCATAAGTGTATCCTTTCATAGTTACTCTTAAAATCACGGTTCCATTAACCCAGTTGATAGGTATTGTAGCATTACCATTTTCATCAGTTGTAACCGTTCGTTCATAACCATAATCACCATCAATCAATTTAAAACTATAATGCAACATCACATTAGGGACCGGATTATCTTCCTCATCGAGTAAAGTAATAACGTAAGGATAATCAGTTGATAAGACAGTTACATTATTAGGATAATTGAAATGATATTGTTCGTAATCAAAATTAAGACTTAAGTTAGTTGAATAAGTGCAAGATCTGTATTTATCAGTTTCTTTATAATTTAATGTTATGACATAATCCCCATTACCATACTTGACATCAAATAGTATTCTTCCGTAAATGTCAGACATTACATTAAACCTATTTGAGAAACCATCGCTGCCTTCGACTCTCACTTCTACGACTTGACTTGAAATGCCTTTATTATTACTATCCAATAAAAATATTTCAAATTGGTCTTGCGGGTCTTGAATGACTATGTTTTCCATAGTGTTGAAATGAGTTGCGGTCTTGCGGTCCTCAATGAGTGGTGAAAGCTCATCATATCCAAGTCCAATCTTCTCGAAATTCAAAGTGTCGTAATTAGATCCATTCAAGTATTTGGAGGTTGCGTCAGCTGTATTAACTGCATACTGATTAGCCAAGTCATAATGCAGGAAGTTATTGTAACTATGTTCAAATAAAACATCGTTAGTTTCTTTGTTTAAAACTTTCAATATCATTTCAAAGTTACCGTCATAATCCCCTGAACGCAATACCGGCACTTCATTTCTGAATACAATATCATAAGTTGAATGTTTATTAAGGTCTCTTTCAAGACGCAAGTAAGTATTAGGGTCTATGCTGTAACTTCCTATTTTGTCCCCGTTCACGTCCTCAAGAGTGTTCCAAAACTCGTAATAGTTGAGTTTGAAAATGTCTAAGAGGTCCATGTTGTAATTATGTATCATTGCGAGGTAATACTGTATAGTGGCTTCTGTTATCTTCTTTGCCTCTGTAATGGTGAAACGAGTGTTTATATCATGTGAAAGGTATTTTACGCCAACATCACATTCATAGAGCATATCATTTATCTTTTTGATGTTTGAAACCTCATATATTTCAGCCCAACCTCTATGGTTAAGAGGGTCCCCGTCAGGCCAATATGGTATAGTGTCTATTGGTATTGGCTTATCCATTTCAACAAGGCCTTCAAGGGTTGCCACGTCATACCAAGCAAGGCGCAAGGTCATTTTTATATCTTCGCTGTAATCTCCTTTTTTACCATAGTACGCTCGGTTAAGGTATCTGTTCTCGATTAGACTATTTTTTGCGGTTGCTGTAACATCTGCTTTATGGCAACGTGATAATGGTATTACTCCAATGTATGCTATACGGTCCTCTATGTTTATCTCCATTGCCTCTGGTTTTTCATCAAAGAAATTATTACGGGAAGTAGCAGCCCTTATGGTCCATACGTTTGGAACACCAATGTTGATTGAATTTGGTACGTATGTCTTGTCCCTTGATATTGATTCGTCGGTGAATAATTTAACACCTCTCTTGCTGAAGATGTCAAATTCTTTAGGCCATCTTTCATCTCCTTGAACGGTGGTAATTTCCCCTACAGTGTCATCAGTGAGATACATATAGACACGTACATTTACAAGGAAATCATCATTTATCCTTTCAAGTCTAAAGCATAATGTATTATCATCACTTGCAATAGTAGGGTCAGTAACCAGTTCAGCAATATTGTTATTCTCATCTATAAGCTCAGCAGTAGCACGTAACGGGAGGTATAAATCCACATTCTCTGAAGGAATCAGATTATAGCAGACATACTCCTCATCAACGTGTCTGTTCTTAACGCCTTGAATGTGAACATCGAAGTATTGATAAGGTTCCTTCTCGAAACTATGCTCATCGTAAAAAGTGTATGTTACAATGTCTTTCGGCTGCACCGGAGGAACATACTGTATAAAAGTAACATTCTGCTTAACGCTCTTATTAACCACATAATTTGAAGTGTTAGTTGCAGTGAGTGCCTTAACACCTACATTGCTTGATCTTAAATAAAATGTGCGTGTTACACTTCCTCCCTTGCATATCTGGGAAAAGGTCCAAGTCTTTGTCGAATTGTTATACGAACCTCCGCCGCTGCTGGATACAACCGTTACGCCCGTAGGCAATGATAACTTTACGCTATTGTTGCTGCTGCAATAACCATTATTCTTTAATGTTAGTTTCCAAGCCACCTTATCGTTAGTAGTGGCGGTTGCTGGTGATATTGAAGAGTATAAGGCCCATTTTGGATCTTGCAAACTATAATCTACAACAAGTCTTGCCCTGTTCACGCTAATTGTTGAGCTGCCTGTTATGTTAGTCCGGCTCCAATCAATCTCTATTATAAGGTTTCTTAGTTGAGCTATTGTAACTCCCTTTAAGTTAAATTGGAGAGTGTAACTATCAAAATCGTACTTGTTTTTAAGACGAGTGTAAGTCTTTACTATTTTTATAGGTTCCTTTTTGTATGGTGCGTTATTGTCTCCATAAAACACCTTAAGAGTAGGGAGATCATTTGAGTTTATGTTGAATTTCCCGATCACCAATACGAAATTAACACTATCGAGTTTGTACTTGTTTGCGTCAATTCCAGTCATTTGGTAATGATAAAAAAGACTCTTTGGCTTGTAACTTGATTTGCTGTTCCTTCCTTGAGGATAAACATAGGAAGCGTGGTAGTCTCCAGTGTTTGCCCAGCTTAAATTTTGCCATTTAGCACCGGTGTAGTCTTGCCATAACCATTGCGCTTTGTATAATGTCTTGTTTGTCATTATACCACCTTATTGGGTTGCACAATATCCAACGCCCATTATCATTGCTTGAAATGGAACATTAATGAAGTTACGCACGTTAATAGGTTGTCCGATGACGGAATATGCTAATACAAAGTTCTCATCGTGGGTTTGGGTTGCCTCACGCTTGCAAAGGAACATTCCCTGCAAATACAATGTTTGTGAGTCTCCTAACTGTATCTGCACGTCTGTAGAACCTGAATCCATATTAATAGTGAATCCTCCTTCAAAATCACGTATAGGGTCGCAATACAATTTGAAGTAAGGCAAATCTTCCACTGCATTAATGTTAGAGTATATGTCTGTTAAGTCTATAATGTCTAATCCGTCGGCGTCCTCTATTAAGCAGCCGGTTTGAGAGTCAATGCAGGAATAAATGTCATTTGGAACCTGTTCAGCTAATACGAAAGTGTAATCTCCTTCATTGACTTTATCAAAAATATCATTCATATTTGTTAAGTCAAATTGCTTATTAAGGAATTTCCAAAAGTATTTGCTTTTTCTGAAAACAAAAGTTGTCTCACTATTCGGCATTGTCATTCACCCCGTTACAGCTTTGATGTCCTACAAATGAGGCCCCGTACATTAGTGTTAGGTAATTAAAGACTCTTACTGGTGTGCTTTCCCTTGCATATGCGACCACGTAATCAGTGCCTGTATCTGATCCAGTGGTCTTGCATAACATTACTCCCATAACATATAGTTCAGTTTCTTCAGCAATTGGTATTTCAACGTTCACTTTCTCGCTTTCAGGGTCTGTATTATCTTCCCATTCATCAAGGAAAAGATTAAATCCATTCTCTCCATTGTCTATCCATTCTACGCCTAAGTGGAATGTCTGGTCGGTGTATCCTGTTGTTATTTTTGTCATTCCCTCTGCGGTTGATTTGAGGCAACCGTCAGTGTCTATACAAGTGTTCACTTCTTTTGGCAAGGAAGAGAATAAAACGAGATGATAAAGACCATCTTCGTTTAAACTATCCCTATCTTGAATTATCATTTGTTTATTTAGGTGTACCCAAAACTTCTCGGGTTTCCTGAAAGTGAATGTAGTCTCGTAATCGTATTTACTTACCATTCTTTATCATCTCCTTTTTAGTATCCGATAGCTCCGTTAGGGCTATTAATTGATACGATAGCTTTTTCGACTGCTTGCCTGATTTTTGCGTCTAAGTCTTGAACGCCTATGATAGTTGCACCAGACATATCAATATTGAAATTGTTCTGTGTTAATTGTGGTGTTTGTCCTTTTGCATTGGTGTTTGCTTGAACGTTCTTTGCATTTGCTTGAAGTTGTTCATTAGTTACTCCTTTTTGCGCAAGCATACCTATATCAGTGCGTATGTTTCCAGCAGAATTATAACCATTAGTCAATGCCTGTCCTAACGCTACACCTCCTTGATACAACATACGTTCGCCAACATTAAGAGCGTCCATAGTGTACCTCAATTCTCTGGCAGTTGTTCTGGCTATCAGTCCAGGAGAGTGAATATCTGCTCCATCTTGAAAACCACGAGTCATCTCTGCCCCTAAAGCTTGCCCTTTACTGTAGAAATCATCTCTATAATTATCTAATTCATCTAAAGCATATTTCATTTCCCTACGGACAGCTGTTTTGATCTTACCAGTATTGTTGCTAAAACCAGAGGATAACTTCTCAGCTAACGCTTTCCCTGCACTGTTGAAAGTAGCATAACGACTTTGTATTTCTCTGACTCCTTTTGCCATTACGCTAACCACTGCCACTGAAAAAGCAGCAGCACCTGACTTAAAACCATTAGTTAAGGCATTGCCTAACTGGTTACTTGCAGTTTGTACACGTGCAGCTGCTCCACTGATTGTTGCTACAAATTGATTCAATTTAGTTTTCAATTGAGTTATAGCATTTGCGGTTTGTTGTATTGCTGTGGTGTTAGCATTGCCGCCAGTGCCGAGACCGCCGAGTTTGGTAGCAAAGTCCATCACATCTCTAATATCATTATATAATTGATCCAGTTTGCCTTTTAAACCCATTCCGATGGCACCACTGATAGAACCTCCGAGTCCTCCTAATATATTGCCTATTGCGTCAGAGGTTCCGAGAGCTGCATTAACTTTTTGTATAGATGCAAATAATGGTGGAATGTCAGTAGCCATCTGTGTAACCATAGCCACTTTTGCCTGATCCACTGGCGCTCCCATTTCCAGAGCGTTAAATTTTTGTACAAAACTTGTAAGGTCAGGTATAATATTCTCGACTAATGCTTGCAAACCTGTTTTTCCTGTAAGCAATTTAGAAGCAAAGTCTGAAAGTTGTATGCCTAATGTTGCAACATCTACAACAAATAAATCTACCATTGCCCCTGCTAAGACTTTTAAGACTCTTCCAATTAAACGGATAGTTTCTGCGCCCTGATTGATGTTCTCTTCACCGAGCATACTTGCAGTGCCTCCAAGCAATGCAATAGCTCCGAGAGGCAATATCAACAATCCAATGGCCTCAGTAACCAGTAATAATGAGCTTGCTATACCAACCCCTAACGCCAATGTTAAAGGTTGCACCAATCCTAACAGTAAGCTTATAGCTAAGAAACCTCCAATGAAAATAGCAATCGGTGCGTCTATCTGATGTAAAGCGTTACCGATCCAAGTTATGACTTCAAGACCCTTGTCAAGATTTGTACCTAAGAAGCTTGCAGTACCTCCTAACAATGCAATAGCCACCATTGGTGCTATAAGCAATCCTATAGCTTCTGCTACCAAACCGATAGCAATAGCCATTCCGTAGGCCATTCTTGTAGCGCCTTTAGTAACTGCCTTCTCTACGCCTTCAGGTATCTTGCCGATAGCATAACTCAATACAAGCATTGCGCCACCAAGCAAACCAAACCAGATACCAAATTCCTTGATAAACTCTATTCCCTGATTGAATTGAGGTTTAAAATATTCATAAGTGGCACCTATGCCGCTGATAATCAATATTCCTTCTTCAATCAGTACGAAGGCCATTGCTAAGGCAATCGCAGCGTCTACGAATATTCTTGCCATCTTACCTAAGTCGCTGCCGAGCTTACTCCATTCTGCCTTAAATCCTTCCTTGAAGCCGCCTTTTTTGCTGTCTTTAGTTCCACCACTGGTAGAATTAGTAAAATCTTCTAATGATTTTCCTGCCTTATCCGTTCCTTTAGTTTTACTGAGTTTGTCCTGAAGTAATTCCCACGCTTTACCAAAAAGACTAATGTTCTTTATTGCACCTAAGACTTTACCTCCAATCCATACTCCTACGATACCGAGCATTAATCCTGCGCCGAATTGTTTAAGGAAGTCCTTAACAGGTTGAGGTAAGCCCTTAAGATATTTCTTAACCTCTTTGACCGCTCCACCTAACGCTTGAAACAATTGTACAACATAACCTAATGCAATCATAAGTGAAGGTTCTACAAGTTCAAACAGATCAGATAACAGGAACGCTAATTCCAGTTCCGCCTGATTTATAGCTTCTGATAAGGTTGTAATTTTCTGAGCGGTTACATCATAACCTCTTTCCTGTGCAATCTCTCTCATTGCACGTATGAGACTAAGAGTGTTGCCTTCCTCGTAACCGTGTGCCTCTAACTCTTCCTTGCCGATGTTCACTTCTTTTAACCTTCTAAATTCACCGTCCAATGCGTCATTCACTGCAAGGATTGAATCCTCTTGACTCCTACCTTGTCTTACAAACTCACTTGAGTAGATAGCCATTACTTCAGTTAATTCGTCAAGGTCTTTTGCCTGTACACCATACTTAAAGGCAGTGTCAAGAGCGTTAGCCCCTACCATTTGCATATCTACCTTTGAGTACATTTGTTGTAAGCTTTTACCATTTTTATAAGTGTCGTGGAGGGCTACGTTCAGTTCATTAATACCTTTTGTTACGTCAGCGGTGGATTGTTTTGTCTGTTTCAGGTACCTATTATCTGTTTTAAGCAGGTCAGCATAGGAGCCGAATTGTGTTTTTGCATTAACGTTAGCAGTGGTTTTTTCCCATATATCCATTAATTCTTGATAACCGAGCATAGTTACTGCCATACTCCCTATCCTACGTGGGAGATAACCTGCCTTATCTAAAAGGTTGCCCTGAGCAGCCATAGACTTCTCTTTATCTGCAACCTGCTTTTTAAGGACAGCGTCCTGTTCCTCTTGCACTGCTAAAACTTCTTTTTCAAGGTTAAGCTGTTCCTGAAGTAACTTAAACAGGTCAGACTTAGTGTTTATCTCTTTCATTTGAGTTTCAGCTTGCTTAAGACTTTCAGCGGTTCCTTGCTTGATTAAAGCGTTAATTTCAGTGTAAAGTCTTAACTCTTCACCTTCCATACGCACTATATTTTTAATGGAAGTGGCTTTGCCTTCAAGGATAGCCATATCCTGCTTGTTAATCATAGCAATTTCCCTTGCTAACTGAGTTTCCTCCTTAGACTTAGCAAGCTTTGCCTTCAATTGATTATCCTGTTCCTTCAAAGTACGTAAACTCATACGCAGGATCTTGTCCTCATTGGCAAAGTAGGTTCCTACCTCCTTGCTGAAACCGACGGATTTACGCAATTCATTATTAACACTTGTTAATTTAGTCTTATTGTTGCCAATCTCATAACCCATTTCCCTGAGGAACGCCTTAACCTCATTCAAATTTTCAATAAGAACCCTTATACCTTCAATGTTTGAAAATGCCTTATTAATCTGGCTTGCCTGAGTGGCAACCTCTTTCATCATCATTTCCAAATATTTGAAGTCAGACTCCATACTTCCTATTGCGTTCCTATCAAACTTGAAACCTTTACTTAACTTATTCAATTCACCATTCAATTTAGTTAATTGTGAAGTGAAAGGGGTAATATCAAGAGTAACTTCACCATTGATAGTATAAACGCTTACCATTGCATAGCACCTCTTATAACTGCGTCCTCAAGTATTTTCTCAACGTAACCTTCTGCTTCTCTCATTCCTTCCCTCATAAAGTAAGGAATACCTGTAACATTGTCATAATGTCTTAAAAAACCATAATGGAATTGGGTATGAGGGTTATATGCGTCATAGATAATCTCAGCTTTTAATTTATTCTCTGTAACGTTGATAAATGGTTTACTCTCATCATAAACGCTATCCCGTAAATGAGGGTTAGGATAAGGGTGTTCAGGCCAAAATGGTGCTTTTTGATAAGTTATTCCACCAACAAGCTTTATAATGTCCTCGCTTTCTTCCTTAACGCTTTTTTGAATCTTTTGAGGTTTCTTATCTAATTCTTCCTTGAATTTCCGTGTATCAAAATTTATTCTTATCATTTATGCTTCCTCTATTAAAGATTCGTAAATATCTACATAATCTTCGTTATCCTCATATTTAGGTGTTGTCATCTTGCCTGTACGTGAAGTAGACTTTGATTCAAGTCTCTGTTTTTCAGTTTCCTTTTTCTCGGCCTCAATGATCTCTAACTCATTGCCTAACAATTGAGCGAAGATGAGATAATCCATTTCCCAAAAATCGTTTAAGGTCAATCCCATTCCTTTAACTCGACGAGTCAATAGAAAATATTCATCTATGAATTGTTTTTCTATCAATTCACTGGGTTTTTCCATAAACTCCTCTGTATCCTCATTCAGAGGATTGAAAGGATTGTTTGGCCTCTGCGATAATGTTCTGTTTCACAAATTTTTCAACGTCCTTTGTGGAAGCCCCGAGACTTAACATTTTCTTAATGGAAGCCAACAAACGAATAATAGTCATATCAGAGCTATCAGCGTTCTTTACAAATTCTTCTTTAGTAATTCCTTCAAGTTGCAATTCCGCTAATTCACCATATTTTTCAATAACATACGCTTGTATTGCCTCAATCTCTTTCTTATGCTTCTCATCAAGCGCTTCCGCTTTCTCTATAAGTTTCCTTCTTTCATTAGCCAAATCCACTATTTGCATAGAATAATTAGTTACCTTATCCAAATCATCATCGGTCGGCTCTTCTTTCCTATTAATCGCAGTTATGATATTATTTATAGATTCAATCTGAGTGTCTATGCCTTCAATATCACGTTCAATCTTTGTTGCCTTTTCTGTGATTGGCTTATACTTTTCCTGTTCCTCTTCTATGCTTTTCTGATGTTCGAGGATTTGCTTGTTTGTACATCTTTTAAACTTGTATTTCTTACCGCAAAGTTCTACGCTATTTTTGGAAAATTCCATTATCTCATCTCCTACCTAAATTCTTTTAAAAAAAAAGCACTACACCAAAATGGTGTAGTGTAGTTTTTATGTAAATATTATGTTTTTTACGGTTCTGTGTCCTGTTCTGTGTCCTTAATCCAGTAATAATCCATACTTGAATCATCACTTGTTGCTGGTGAAGATCCGGAAGTGGTGGTTTGTACGCTTTGGGTTGCCTGTGGAGTTCCCCAGTGTAAATCTTCTAATTGACTTACAATATCAATATTAACAGGGGAGACAGTTCCATTGTTTACAAGACCGTACTCAATGTTAATGGTTTTGGTTTCATCACCGGAGAGGTCAGACCACGCTTTAGTAATTTCCACCTTAGGAAGATACATTGCAAAGGATTCGTAGACGTCCTCGCCGCTCACTTCACCTAATTTCCTGTTAGTACCGGTTATTAAAATCTCTGCAAAGTAGTTATCTTCAGTGATATTAGTTCCATCATTTACACCAGTATACCATTTGTCTATCAAGTGTTGGCTTGCTTCATTCCATTGGATCTCCAATTCACCATCATTCTCGAATTGGCCTTCATCTTTAGCTGCTCTTCCGAATGGAGTACCGAGACATAAAAAGTCCTCAAGGTTAGTATTAAAGGTGTTGCTTGAGCTTACTACACAACCATAATCATAGGTTGCGAGTTCAACCTCAGACAATTCATTCAATCCGGTTCCGAAGTCTGCAATATAAATATGAATGTTTTGAACGCCTAATTTAGATAATGAAGGCCCAACGGTACGGACAGGGTTTGCCTGATTTAATAGTGGTGCGTCAGACCCGAAAGTGTAAGTTAAATTGATACCATCATCGTTAATCTCGTATGCTAACTCGGACATTTTAGCATTGTCGTAGGTTATTGCGTCATTCTCTACAGCTCCGTAACCGTTAATGATTGTAGCGATTGGCAAAGGTTGTGGATTGACAAGGTCTTGATAGAATTTCCATTCGTAGACATTGCCGCTACCAGTTCCGTCTAACGCAACGGTTTTCTTATCATAAGACCCAAGTAGCATATACCAACCGTCCTCAAAGAACTCACCAAACATTGCCTTTTGTTCCCATTGAGGTTCTGCATTAGCAGTTGTCCTATCAGACGCTATAATGATTGATTTAGACCCATCGTGCGCTTCCCAATCATTTGTCTCGACATTCGGCTCGCCCTCGAACCCTGAGCCACGAGCCATAATACCACCACGTACAGCAACATCAGGATATTTGCCAGTCTGTTCGTCTTTTTCCTTCAAAGCAATGGACCAGTAGTGAAAACTTTCGTTAAATCCTGCCATAATCTATTTCTCCTCTTCTTTTTTCACCTTTTTAGGTGCTGCTTTCTTTTCTTGCACAAACTCAAAGAATCCTGTCTCCATACACCTATCTACAAGCTCATCAGGCATATCGTAGACTTTTCCTCTCTCTAACACTTCGTTTGGTTTAACGACTTTATGATGTATAAGGTCGAGGATCTTATGAGGTTGAGCATTATATTTAAGTTTCATTAAAATAATCTCCTATTAATTCAATACGTATTCCATTTCATATTTGACTCTTATCACATTTGCGAAAAATTCATCTTCGTAATCTTCACGGAACGCCTGTTTATACACTGATACAATAGGCATTGCACCAACGAATTTAACATTTTGGAGTTTAGGGTGTATGTCCTGCCAGCTTCTCAGCACGTTCAGGGATAACATCAGTTTCTCTTCAAAATCCCATAACTCCTCTATCAAAATGTCTGTATCTGAGGTGTAAGTGTATAATCTTATCTCAAATTCTCTGAAATAACTCCTACAATCATAATTTAAGGTCATTCCCTTCTGTTCTGAGTTATCGTCCCCGTAATTAACTAAAAAGCAGATACAAGGGAGTTCCGTGTTTGCATTAATAGTATAAGGGTCGAAGTAGTATTCGAGCCCGTGAAAATCCTTAAACTCTTCCTTATGTTCAAGGTGATCGCTTATCCCTTCTAATATTTCACGTAGTACGCTCATACTAACCTGTTCCCCCTATAATATCTCATCTTATTGTTTTTGCAATCTGACTTGCAGTTAGGATCTATATTGCACCATTCAGTCCAACCTAACAGTCTAAGGTTAGGGTCCCCGTAACCGTTAGACGCCATATAATTCTCAATGAAGGTGTCTATTTGGGCGAATAACCTATCGGCGTAGTTTCTGGCGAGTTGAGTCCCATCTCCCATAACTTTGCCTTGATTCTCCCAAAAGACCAACCAGCTGTACGCTGCGGCGCATTTGAAGCTCAAATGTTCAAGTTGAGGTGGTATCTCGTCCCAAGAGTATGCTCTAAGTTTATTCATCACATAGTTTTTACCCATCACTATTTGCTCGTCCAAGTCCTCTAATGTTATAGTGAATTGGTCTGTACGTGCTACAAAGTTGGATAAGTAAAATTCAGTTACGGGTTTGTTGAATTTTAGGTTAATGCAGTACACGCTTGATATTGCACGGTTCTTTTTCTGCATTTTGGTGTTGGTCTTGCGGACCAGATACCTAAATTGATGGTAACCGTCCTCGTTAATTACTTTATCCTCATCGGAAACGTCATCTTGTTTTAGTTCTACCTGATTTGCTACACCATTCCTTGTATTTGAGAAGCCAATCTCTATATCTGCTGGAGTGATTGTCTCATTGGAATAGAATAATATTTCAAAGGTATCAATGTCGTTATAATCACGTGGTGCTGCAAGGTGTAATCTTATTTTCTGTTCCGCTGCAATGTCTGTAACTTTCAATGCGTAGTCAAAGTCTGAATGATAATCCTCTACGAGTTCGCACTGTTCGGTAGGGGTTACCTGTTCGACATCGGCAAACTCGTATGGATATTGTCTGTCTATATGTGATTCTCTAAGATATTGGAGAACCTTATAGTAATCTTCCATTTTGTTATCCATTATATCAGTTCTCCACAAATAAAATAATTTTATTGTTTGGTATAGACGTCAGGCACTTTTACTAATCTCTCGCCTTGTTCAATAGCGTAGGTTCCTACACCAGTGGTGAATTGGAAGGTAAGAGTTGGCTCACTTTGTCTATCAGAATCATCATATTTCAATACGTTAATCAATGGGTAATATTTATCATAGATACCGTTTACGTTAGGGATCTTTTGAACGTGAGGGTTGAAATAGTCTAAGTAGAATATTTGTAATGAAGGTAAGTCAGTACAGAAAGCTAAGAGTTCCTTATCGTCCATAGTTTTACCTCCCCAGCTGAAAGTCATACCGGACAATTGGATAGCGTTGTTGATGGTGGAAGCGGTTTTAGGGAAAGTGTATTCCATTCCTTGCACTTCTGCCTTGATTTGTAACTCAGTGAGTGCTTTTAAACCTAATACGCAGTGGCTCATATTGTATCCATCTGCCATCTTGTTGTTTCTGATCTTGACAATGTCAGCAATGATGGAAGCAATTTCCTTATCGGACCATTGGTTAGTTAATTCATATGCTACAGTTGGATCAGTTGCGCTTGCTACAGCAGCTTCGTATACGTTCTTATCAATTTCTTCAGCTAAGTAATTGGAAATAGGGGTCATCATATCGATAACGGATAATTCCTTTTCCCTAAGGTCTCTCATTTCCACTTCTAACTCAATACCGTACTGTTCTAACCTAAATCCTTCAGGGGTTACTTCAGAGTATCTTACTCTACGAAGTCCGGTACCTTCTGCCATAAGTTTTTTCTTACGTCCTTTTACTTGTTTTCCGTCGTCATCGAATCCTTTCCATACGTCAGTAACAGTAATCTGCTTATCAGTTACTTTTTCAGTAGGGAAGAAATTTGCGAGGTTGAATTTGCCAAAAGTATCTTTTCTAATCTTTGCAGTGTATAAACCACCGTAAAATTCCTTGTTTACTCTTTCAAGTGCATTAGTCATAAGTAATCATCTCATAAATAAGTATTATTTGTCAATATTTTGTAATTTAAAGTAATAATATAAGTTTAATTTTTTTATCCATTCGGTTCAGTTGGAGTTTCGTCCTTAGCTGAGAAAGGGTATCTTGTCATCGGTTAAGTAACAAATGATGTATCCGCCTTCGTTTGCAGCTTTTGATTCTAAAGCTTGGCAAACTTTCATACTTGCGGTGGAACCGGTGTATTTGTCTAATCCGGTGTTGTATGCGTCTAAAGCTAAGTAGTCTCCTGCGGTAATTGCTGCGTTGTCATCAGCTAAAGGCAAGATTAATTCACCTGCTTTAAGTTTAAATGCAGTTACAAAACGTCTGTAACTTCCATTAGTGATAGCTTCTTCAGGGAATTTTCCTGCTGGGAACTCAGGTTCGTACATAGTGATATGGGTAGCTGCGGTAGTAGCTCCTTTCACCAATAACTCTTTGTTGTTACCTAAATCAAACTCTAAAAATGATTCAGGTCCAACAGGAGCAGCAAACTTAAAGAAAGTTTGTTTAGCACCGTTAATAGTGGAATATCCAGTATCCACGCTAATATTGCCCTCATTTACTTCGTAAGTTCTTCCTTCTTCTTTTTCAAAGAAAGTACCAATAGTGTTGTTAGTCATATCTTTTAATCTCCTATGAAATCTTTAGTTTTGGTTTTTACCAGTGAGTATTTTCTTTTTCCCACTTTTCAAAATATTCAGCTGAATATTCATCTATTTTATCTTCAGGTGGCACGTCGTCTCCATCTCCATCGTCAAGAGTACCAACACCACCGCCTCCAATTGCTTTTGGAGGTTCTGTAATGATCTTTGTGTTTTTCATATGTTCTAATTCCTCAACGGAAAACTTTTGAAACATTTCTAAACCTTTTTCATCATCACCTACAATTTCCTTGATAAGTTCAGTCTTGCGGGCTTTTTCCTGCTCGTGTAACTTATCAGCGTCTGCCTTATAACCTTCGGCTTTGGCTTTTATCTCATCGAATTGTTTTTGCAATTCCTTAAGATTGTTAAGGGTCTCATCGCTTTCTTTTGACTTTTCCCTTAACTCTTCCATTTGCTTTTTGAGGATACCTATTTCTTCTCTCTGCTCTGCTATGGTTTCCTCCTTCTTGTCAAGCATTGCCCTTAATTCATCGCTCACTTTATCCATCTCCTTCTCAATGCTATTATAAATTATCTGGCTACGTGGGTTATCAGTCAATCCAACGTTAGCCATATTAAAGTTAATAGGTTTGTAATAAGTTCCCATATCCACAAAGTCGCAGTTAAACACCGGACTTAACCCTTTCCCAGCAATATCAACGTCTAATGGCTTCTCTGCATATAAAACACCATCTTCGTACTTGAAATTGCTTAATGAACCTATTATAACATCTGAATGTTTATTAGTTACATCAACCTTATCAGTATCATTTGCAATTGTCCTAAGAAACTCTTCAGTATATAATACCGGCTTTTCCAAACCAATATCCTTGTAATCCATCGTTCCGGTACGCCAAAGCTCAATCATTTCTGCCATTTACATCACCATAAACTATATAATTGTATTCCGCAGTGGCCCTTTCATTAGCGGGCTCTATGCCGCAGCGTCCGTGCATATGATCGAATGGCAAATCCTCCAACCTGCGTGGTGGCTTGCGCTCTTCAGCCCTGCACCAGAAACATACTTTGCTATCTCCTTTGGTAACCCACTTATATCTTGCTTCAGGCCCGTATTTGAAATCATATGCACTATTACGGATCTTCTGGAACATCATATTAGTTCCATACTCGATTGTCCTCTTTACTCGTTGTATTGTATCCTTCAATTTAGGTTCCAGATTGAAGGAATCTTCATCTTTCCTATCCTTGACAACCTGAATATTAAGTTTTATCTCGTCCCTAAGGGATTGGATAGCATTTTTGATAGTGGTTTCCATTACCTTTTTGGTAGCTGCAATGTCATATTTCAAATTGACTTGCTTATGCTTATTTGCCGGAACATCAATGCCTAATAATTGATTCTTGACGGTTGCATTTTCATACTTTTGAAATTGCTTATCATTCAATTGCAGCAATTTTTCTTCTAATTTAACGCAATCCTCGTCAAAGTGCTTTTCAATGTAACCATATGACTTAGACGAATATTTTTTAGTAAAGTCTTGCAATAACATTAATATTGCAAGTCCATACTCCTTTTCGTCAAGGTCTCCGTCATATTCCTTGTAATTGAATAAGTCTGCAAGGTTAGTCAATAAGTCTGCCATATTATCCTATCCCCTGCTTTCTGGGCTGGTCTCTTGTAATGTTAGGGACATCGTGATTGATGTTCGTACTGGAAGATTTGTTAATTGAAGTCCTATTTGTCCTATCAAGGTTTTCCTGACCCTTCTTGATAATCGGCTTATGTAAATTGTCAGGGTCGGTCTCTGAATCAAGGAGTTCCTGTTGCTCGTAATCGTCGGCCTCAAATTCAATCCATACGTCGCCCTTGATACCTTGCAGTTCGAGTTCCTTATCAAATAGCATTTTAACGTATTTTTTAACCCAATCTCTATTGTATTCAAGGAAAAGAACCCGACCGGTTGTTTTTGAGTCCAATTGAATGTCTGCGGTTGCTCTGTTACTTGATTCACTGCTGAACACTGCCTCTGGAGTGTTCAATGCAATATAAACTTCCTTCTCGAAGTATTTAATGTAATCCTGAATGGCAGGTAATGTTCCACCTTTTAGGAGTTCTACCTCTATACCATACGGGAGGATAAGACAACCTTTCATATGATAGTTATTGACGGTTTCAGCTACCTTGTCCCTTGCCTCCTCGTCCAAGTAAGTGTTCATCTTATTTTCATTTCCCATTGTAACACTTATAATATTGGAGTTCTTATAAACGGTTAAAGGCATTTGTTCACGCAAAACACGCTTATAATAGATAGGTTCAAGTGCTGTACCCATCAACGCATTGGCTTTCCCGTCTCTTTCAAGATATTTCATATGGATAATCTCATCAAGTTCATAAGAAATCTCCAAATCAACAAGATCCTCGTCCAATTCATCGAATTTCTTAGTAAGCCAACCCTTGTTAGAGCGGCTGTTCTTATCAATAACCTGCTTATAACCGCAAACTTCCCCGTTCTCATCATAAATTATCTTAATACGGAAATTAACACCATCATAAGCAAGCCAAGACGGTTTAACGTGATTTTCAACAATTCTCTGATGTAAAAAGGCGTCTCCATCAACAAAACCCTTCCACAAAGCGTTATCTATGATATTGTCAAGGTCCCATACCTCAACCATTTCTTCAATATGCTTAATTGCCTTCTCATTATCCCCGTCAAGATACCATTTTGTATTAGTCTTAGTCATCAAGTCTAAAAGGATACCTTGAGCTTGCGAATCGTGAGTAGCGCCAAAACGACGGTTCTTAACCGTATTCCTAACTCGAGACGGTGTCGCCTTATACAAGTCTACAACATCACAATTTCTTCTTTTCTGTTCATCAATCCCTACCTCGTAGACTTCGTTAGGATAGGAATTGAATAATACTTTACCTGCTTTACTAATTCTATCAAATATGCCTATGTTTTCACCTCCTCTCGAGTCTTAAAATAATAAATATTAATAAGAGTAAATTTGTACTGGATCTTTGCTTAACCTATCCGCTGACAAAATACCAACAGTCCCGTACACACCATAACCCAAAGCGTCCATAGCGTGATCGTTATGTTTAATCGGCTTATCCAAGTCGTTACCGTCCTTGTCTTTCTGGTAAGTGTAAGATTCAATCTCACGGATAGTATTCACGCACTTATCGCTAATATGCAACGGGCAGCTCTTAACCGCCTCAATCTTTGCATTAACATTCTTGATACCACCAACAGCGTTGAAACCGTAATCGCAAAACTCCTGTATCCTATCCGGCTCAGCGCTATCGCAGTACACTGTATCAACGTTATTAGGTGTAAGGTTATGCTTGCGTAAGCATTTGATAACCTCAGCTATGAATTGATGATTGATAAGATGTGATTGGTACACTTCATCTACAACATAACATTCACCATCAAACCAACCCAACAATAAAAAGCAGGACGGGTTATTATATCCGAAGTCGCAGCAGCCCGTGTAAAACTCATAACCACGTGAGGAATCCTTAATGTCATAATTCTGGTATATGAGCCCTCCGGTGTCCTGCCAGAGCCCTAAAGTGAGTCTAATATAGTTTTCATAATCGTATTTCTTACGTTCCTCTGCAAACTCAATGTATTCCTTGCCAACGAAACTATTATCAGTGTAATGGAAATGTATTATCTCTATTTTAGGGTCGTCCTTATGCAAATGGAAACGCTTATAAATCCAATGCGCCTTAGTCGCAGGGGTTATAACCATCAATATTTGACCGTAATCCTTCATACTGGCCTTACCCCTCACCCTTGACTCCAATTCGTTAAAAACGTCCTTACTAATCTCCTCGCACTGTTCCACGTAAATATAATCAAGGTTGAGACTTCTTATCTTCTGAGGGTCGTCGAGTCCCTTAAAAGAGATAGTGGAGCCCGTAGGGAAAGTCATAACTCCCTCAGACTTGTTTTCCTTATAAGGTATCCCGTAATTATCCAACGCCTCCCTGATCTCTAACCACGCAGTCATACGCAAAGACGGGAGAGTCTGACGGAACACGCCAATACGGGCGTTCTTATGAGTCAAAGCATAAAGGATAACCTTATGCACAGCAAAAATGGTCTTACCACTACCAGCCGAACCCTCAACAAGCAAATACTTATGCCTATCATTAATATACTTTTCCTGCTTTTCGGTCAATTTCCAACTGATAGTCGCCACAATTACTCACCTCTATCCTCTTTCAACAGCTTCTTTTCCTCTAATCCCATCTCATACGGGCTTTTAGCAGTGCTTATCTCCAATTTGAAGTCATTGTCGGTTTGCAAAGCCATTTGCTCACGCTTACCAAACCTTTGAGGATATTTACGTTCAAGGATCCACGCTGCGCTTAACCAATTGCCCTGCTCCGTAGCGGAATTATAAATAACCTCCATACAAGCAAGCTCACCTTCACTTTCCGCCTTATCCGTACGCTCAAGGAAAGTCTTAAAGGGCTCCTCGCCCTTCTCTCCCCGTTTCTTCCAATTATAATAAGTGCCAGTGGTTATGCCGCTCGCCCTACACGCAGTGGTTATGTAATTCCCACGCCTAAGGTTCTCGCAAATGTTATCGCAAATAGTCTTATTCAGTTTAAAGTTACCTTGCTTCTTAGCCATCTCCTCTCTTCACCCCTATATCAAATGTACAAATTCAGTAACAAGGAAAACAACAATACCTACCACAATACCGGTTATTATTGCATTGCGAGTAGCATTATCATTCTCTTCCTGACGCAGCACTTCATCGTGCCGCACCAAAATTTTAGTCAATTCCTGTATGCTCTTAGTGTTCTCTTTCAATGCCTCACTGTAACTGTTCAGCTCGGCCTTAATAATTTCCTGTTCGGTCTCCAACTTGACAATGCGAGACTCCATTTAAACATCTCCATCATCGTTAGGGTCCACTGTATACTCATCATTCAATATTTCATCGTCTCCACAGGTGCAACTGGGCTTATTATGCAGGAACCCGAAAGTGTTAGGGTTGTAACTGCTCCATACCGCTATGATTATGACTATCAATGTGTAAATGAAAGTGGTTACGGTTTCCTGATCTATGTCAATGCCGTACTTCACAATGATAGGGTATAAGAGTATGCTAAGCCAAGTGGCAATAGTGGAGATGTTGCCAACGTTGCATAATTCATCATTCATTCTTTCAAATCCTTTTAACAATATATTGTTTCACGCCATACAAGGCAGTAGAGAGGTGAAGCGTAAAAAATGGGGGGTTTTATAGTAGGAGACGGAGGGGTTTATTATGCCAGTCCCTGTATGGCGTGAAGCAATACATATTACTTATGTCCTTTAATCATCAGTTTCCTGTCAGGTATATTGTGCTTGTAATTGGTAACGTTGCGGTTGTTCACTTTGCCCTTATCTTCCTTGTATATCCAATTGTAATGCACCTTATGCCTTGCCTCTGCCGCTGGTGAGTGAGGTATCCTGAAGTCCACCTTTTCCAAGCCAACGTACTGGAAGGCGGAGGATAATACGAGGCCGCAATTGTTGCAGTAGGTTTCCTCTCTCCTGTAGTCTTTGGTGAAATGTGTCCCGTTGCATAGGGGACAGTGTCTCACGTACTCGTTTGTTGTTATTTGAGCCATTATTCCGATTCTCCTTACTTATTTATTATTGTAGACAGGTATATCAGGGAGAGGGGTTGCTTCATTTTTTACCGGTTTTATGTTAAATGTTTGCACTTAAACATATATATAACAGTCGTTATAATGTTACAATATATACGAACAAACAAAACAAGATTGCACAAAAAACAGAGAAGATTGTACAAGATCCAGAGAAGATTGGTCAGATTTCAGAGAAGATTGGTCAGATTTCAAAGAAGATTGGTCAGATTTCAGAGAAGATTGACAAGAATTTAACCAGGTTAAGTCAT